AATCCAGCATACATGATGAACAGCGAATTAGAAGGTGGTACATACATTGCCTTAAAAGGGCGTGTTCCAGTTAAAGTAATAGGCAACATTATTAAAGGTCAGCGATTAGTTGCTGGCGCCGACGGAACAGCACAAGCCGCAATGGGTAACACTGCTGATTATTTTGCAATTTCGCTAGTGACAAACACTGACTCAGGTGTTAGATTAGTAGAAGCTTTAATTCTATAATAGGATATAAAAATGGCAGCAGGTGTTGGACAAAAAATTGAGGCTACTGACTATAACAGTATTCAAAATAAAATAGCTGGAATTTTAGGAACTGGTAGCGGTACTTCTGGGTACGGCCAGCCACTTTCTAGTTCATCAATAATTGCTGGCTCCAAAATTAACCTTAGCGGTTGGTTAAATCTTAGAGCCGATTTACGTGCGGCAAGAGAACATCAATTAGGTACTGGCACAGTAGGCACCGGAAGTACTACTGACGGAGCAAATTTATTAGTTCCTGCTACTAGTTTAGTAATAACTGAAACGCTTAGAAATCAATATAATCTGTTTGCTGATACAGTTATTACAAACAAGAGGTTACTAGGATCTCCTGGACAATTCTCAACTGAAACTGTTATTACTATTTCTAAAACCGGCCTTTGGAACGGTACAATTGCTAACGTAGTTACAATTTCTGGCAATTCAGGCGGTGCTGGAACTGCTGAAAATATGCGATTCTTTTTTAATGCCGGCGGAAGTTTTCAAATTGAAGCCAAGCGTCTAGGAACAAGCGCAGGAGCAAAAGATGACGCATGGACTACTATGTTGTCGCAAGCTGCAATTGTTACAATGAATTATTCTTCTACATCATATTCTGGTTCAAATGGTACTGTATATAGTATTGGGTATGACTCACTTACAACATCTAATCAAGTAATCTTTCATAAACCCGCACCAGCAGGCAACTACGCAGAAAACGACTATTTTATCTATGCTAGAAAATCAGCTAATGGCGCAGATGTTATTTTTACTCTACAATTTCAAGATGACGACACTGGCGACCAAACAGGCATTGGCGCCGCGCTGGACGAAAACGTTAATACCGCCGGCGGCACACTTGATACTATTGTAAGTATGATTAGACCGTCTGGCACAAATGTGTCAATTCTAGCACCAACATCCAGCCAAACCGGAATGTAAGCTCCCGCAGTAAAAAATAGATAATTACTTGATATATTCAAGAGGTTATCTATGGACGAGCGTTTGGAAAAAGCATATCAAGTTGTCAATTATATGGCAACGTTATCTTCACAAAAACGAGTAATTAAAGAAGAATTTGAACAAAAATTGTTACATTATGTAAATGGTAGCACATTCAAAATTACTCCAACTTTAATTAATTTTACAAAAACAGTCATTGATTTAGGGCACACTAATGATGTAGCGTTCCTAGACGATAATAATTTACCAGTCTTAATTGAAGATGTTCAAATATTTTTTGATACAATTGTTGAAAAATATTTTCAATCCCTTAACGATTACGCAATTAAAACGGCGGCAATTAAAACTAAACGTTCATTGACAGATATCACTTCACTATGACCCACGGCGCTGTTATATTTGCACAAAATAACGGAGCAATTGATTATGTCAAGATTGCAACATTTTCTGCTAAACAACTAAAAAGTTATTTAAACGTGCCTGTATCTCTTATAACTGATTCTCCTGAAGCAGTTACTGATGCTGACGTATTTGATAAAATTATTGTTATTGATTCAAATACTACTCAAACAAAGAAATTTCATGACGGCACACTTTCATCAAAAAATTTAATATGGAAAAATCAATCACGCGGCCAAATCTTTGAGTTAACACCGTATGATACTACATTAGTTATTGACAGCGATTATATTATTAACTCATCAGTACTATTGCCAGCATTTGATAGTAATTCTAATTTTCAAATATATCGCACTAGTTTAGATCTTGCCGGATGGAGAAATACCAGTTCCTTTGATAAATTAAATCAATACAGCATTCCGTTCTATTGGGCAACTGTTTTTGTTTTTAAAAAAGATGCGATTACTCAGGCATTTTTTAATATTGTTTCTAACATAAAAGAAAACTGGGAGTACTATAGACTGCTATACACTATAGATACAAAAGTATTTAGAAATGATTTTGCTTTTAGTATAGCAATTCATATTATGAATAACAATACTACTGGGGAGTTTGCTACCCCATTGCCTGGAAATATGACGTATATATTAGACAAAGATTTGTTAGTAAATTTAGCTGAAAATAAAATGCAGTTTTTAGTTGAAAAAGAAGGGTATCATGGCGAGTATACATTAGTTAAAACTACCGGGTTAGATGTTCATGTAATGAACAAATCTAGCTTACTTAGAGTAGTTGAAGGAGGCCTAGGTGTCTAAAGGATTTGTTGTACTTGCTCAAAATACTAAAACAGTTGATTATATAAAACAAGCGTATGCGCTTGCTCTTAGTATTAAGAACACACAAAAAACAGTAACTAATATATCGTTAATTACTAACGATCCAGTGCCGCCCCACTACAAACATGTGTTCGATAAAATAATAGAAATCCCATGGGGAGACCTTGCCACTAATCCAACATGGAAAATTGAAAATCGATGGAAGATATTTCATGTGTCACCGTATGAAGAAACTATTGTGTTAGACACTGATATGCTATTTTTAGATGACATAAGCAGTTGGTGGGACTACTGTAGTAACAGTGATCTTAAATTTTGTTCAACTATTAAAAATTATAAAGACGAAGTTATAACAACTGATCTACATCATAGAAAAACATTTATCAATAATAAATTGTCTAATCCGTATGTAGCATTATATTATTTTAAAAAGTCAGATTTAGCACTTGAATTTTTTAAAGTATTAGAGTTTGTTGTTAAAAATTGGGAATTCTGTTCAAAGACAATTACTACAAAAAATCCGCAAAAATGGTTGAGCATTGATCTAGCAACGGCTATGTCAATTGATATTATGGGTATTGAAGAACAGGTAATCGATCCGTGTTCGCCAATGGAATTTGTACACATGAAACCAGCAATTCAAGGATGGAGCCCAGTGCCGTCATCATGGCAAAATGTGGTCTCGTTTAATTTTGAAAACGGAGTTATGCTAGTTGGTAATTATCGCCAACAGTTTTTGTTCCACTATGTTGAAAAAGATTTTCTAACAGATCAGATACTGGCCAAATTAGAAGGACAGCAAATTTATGACTGATGAAATAGAATATTTGACAGACGAACAGTTAGCATCTATTGCCGGTATTGTTGATAATTTATACTATGTGTATTTTACACAAGGCGGCAAGATAGACGCTATTACTAATGAAAAACGAGAAAATAGTCCTCTTAATTTTATTAAAGTAGAGTACAACAGGATTGAAAAATTCCTAGTAGGCAAAGAAAATTATACTGAATATGTTGTATCATTAATTGACAAAGACACTCCTGTAATAGTTAAGCCGTCTGAATCAATAAGCGCAAACACGCATTGGTTATTAAAAATTAACGAACCGGCTGATGACAACACTACTTTAACAGTAACATGGAACAGTGTTAATAAATCTTGGAACTTTGCTATTGACGAATCATCTAGAGAACAAATTAAACAAATTGGCTTAACTGCTCAACTATTATTTTTTATTTCATTCATCGACAATCCAAATTTTTTAATTAGGACAATTAGTATAGACATGCTAGACATATCCAACTCTAGAGAAATTGAAATTCCTTGGATTTCATCATCAGAACACGATTATTATAATATAGCTGTTAGTACCCGACGATTCTTTGAATCTTATGGAATTTTAAAGTATGAGCAAGATTAAAATTATTGAACAAGATGTTATATTTCTCAGCTATGACGAACCCAACGCTGAAAAAAATTACGCAGATTTATGTAATAAACTGCCCTGGGCAAAACGGGTACACGGAGTTAAAGGCAGCGATGCCGCGCACAAAGCCTGCGCCGCGTTAAGCGAAACTGAATACTTTGTTACAGTAGACGCTGACAATATTGTCGATCCTGCGTTTTTTAATGTTGAGATAGATTTAAATGAATTAAAATTAACACCTAATCATGTATTCAGTTGGTGCGGTAGTGTTCATGTAAACGGATTACGATATGGCAATGGTGGCTTAAAATTATGGACACGTAAATTTGTTAATGAGATGAAGACGCACGAAAACAGCGATCCAACTGACACTAAAGGGTTAGTTGAGTTTTGTTTTGATGATCGATATTATCAGTTTAATGACAATTATAGTGAGAGCTACACTAACGCCAGTCCATTCCAAGCATGGCGAGCAGGATTCCGTGAAGGTGTTAAAATGTCCCTAGACCAAGGTGCCAAAGTAAAAGACCTTAAAACAGTGTGGTGGCAAAATTATGATCGATTATTAATTTGGTGTAATGTTGGTGAAGATGTTGATAATGGTTTATGGTCAATGTATGGAGCAAGGGAGGGCGTGTACTTAACTAACTGCACTGATTGGAATTACGCAAATGTTCGTGATTTTGAATGGTTAACCTCGAAGTGGGAAGAACAGTACAGTAAAATTACTGAAGAAATGTTACCTTACGAAATTATGGGATTAGGGGAAACATTAAAACACGAATGCGGACTAGAAATGGCAACGTTGGGATCTGAAGGTAGTAAATTTTTTAAAACAGTTTACAATAATACTCCTCGTAGAATAAGAAAACGATAATGTACGATATAATTTTTATTACAAACGGTAGCACTGCTAGCAACATTCGATATAAACAGTTTAAATTATCATATCCTCTAGCAAAACAGGCAACTACTTATAGCGAAGCAAAATCTAAATCTTTTACAAAATTGTTTTGGTTAGTATGGTATGACGTAGAAATACTTCCAACTTTTAAGTTTGATTATGAAGTTTTAGAATGGGATCAAAAATATGTAAATGTATTTAAACACGATAATTCGTTTGCGTTTATTGGAGTATGCGTATCGTCGAAAGATATTAATATATCAAATAAAGAATTTGAATATCGATATATTGTAAACAATAAAAAAGAAATTGATATTCTTGCTAGTGTTACTAGGCAATATGAAATATTTTGTATTAATTCTTATGAAGAATATTTAACCGCAATGGAAAATTGTACAACTGACATGTTTTGGATGACCTCTAATAAGATATCAGTTGTAGATGATTTTAAATTTGATTTAATATTTGATCCTCTTGACGGTAAGTACGATTATGACCGTAATGAAAATCATGCGTTTATACATAGAGAAAACGACAACGATACATTTGACGGAGTCTTTTTACTTTCTAAAAACAAACCATTAACTAAACGAGAAGTAGAATATCGATTCCCAATACAACGTAAAGAATGGAATATTGTTGCTAGCGGTCCTTTAGTGTACGACCGTTTTACGTTAACTACGTATGCCGACTATCTACAAGCAATCGCATCATCGAAAACTGAAATGTTCTGGAATATTCCAACAAATGTTATTCCGTCTACCGATTTTAAATTTGATTTTTATTTTAGTCAAAAGGATGACGAGTTTACATATGATCGAAATATTAATCATGTATTTTTAAACGGTGAATTTTATGATGGTATCACTTTGTTTAGTACTAACTCAGTCATTACTGAACGCGAGTTTACTAATAGATTTATAGCAAATAAAAAAGAATGGGATATTGTAGCATCGCATCCTAAACCGTTTGACATTGTTTTTATTTCGTATAATGAAACAACAGCCGATGATCACTACGTTAAATTATTAGAACGATTCCCTAGGGCATTAAGAGTTCACGGGGTAAAAGGAATTCATCAGGCACACATTGCAGCAGCCAAATTAGCAACAACTGAGATGTTTTGGGTAGTTGATGCTGACGCAATTATTGAAGACAATTTTACATTTGAATTTGATTATATTCCTTTTTATAATGTTCAAAGTAGAAAAATGCTTTATAGTATAGTACATGTATGGTTTAGTAAAAATCCAATTAATAATTTAATATATGGGTACGGCGGAGTAAAATTGTTACCTCGAGAGTTAACTATTAATATGTCTGTATATACTGCTGATATGACTACTAGTATTAGCAATAGATTTAAAGCAGTGCCAATAGTATCAAATATAACTGCATTCAACACTGATCCATTTAGTACTTGGAAATCGGCATTTCGTGAATGTGTTAAGCTATCAAGTAAAATAATTGACGGCCAAGTTAGTAATGAAACCGAAGACCGGTTAGATGCGTGGTGCGTGTTAAATAATTCAGCCCCATATGGAGTTTTTGCCTACGCAGGCGCACTCGCCGGCAAACAGTATGGCCAAGAAAATGCCGGCAATTTACCGGCGCTTTCTTTAATTAATGATTTTGATTGGTTACAAACTCAATTTGATACTAGCTCAGCAGCCATTGGAAAAATTTGAGAAATAACTTTAGCACACGCAATAGCAACTTCTTGATGTTCTTTTTGTGTACCATTTGCGCTACGCAACTCAATGAAATGAATCCAACTACGCAATGTTCCATTCATATATAAACGACTTTCAATAAGCCCTTCGGGTAGTACAGCACGAGCTTGTTCTTTAGCAATGCCGTTTTGAATAGCATATTCGTATGCTTCTCGACACTTTCTAATTACTTCACGTTGAATATTTTCCCAACCAGCGGCGACAAATCGGTCAGCATCATTATTAAGATCTAGCTCTATTGAATTTTGTCTATTTTTTGTATCTTGTTTTCGAGCATCTCGATATACAAACGACAGGTCCTTAGTGGGATCAGCATAGCGTTGACTAAACTCTTGAAAACTAAAACTTCTATGTCTAAGGATTTGTCTAGCAATATCTCTAGTGGTTGTAATTTCAATGCAAGCAGAGACCATTTCAAGTGGACTCCAATGTTGGTGTTTGACCAAGTACTTGATAAGTTTTTCACTTGTGTCTGTGTTTAGTTGATTGCTCGGATTGCTAACACGGGCACAATACGCAATGAGTTCCTGCGCATCGTCAATACCCATACTAGCAAATTCTTTTGTTGGTTGTGAATACGATAGTAGCTTAACATTCATAGTTTTTTATTTTTTAAAAATTTCTCGGTAGATTTTTCTATATCTTTTTTAACTTTAATTGTATCAAGTTTAAAATCAATATTGTCAATCCGTTTTTCATATGCCTTAAATAATTCTGACAACGACTTTTCGAAAGATTCCCATCCGTCTTTTTTTGTTTTAGCTGTAACTTTTATTTCCCAAGTCTTGCCATCTTTAAAATTGACCAATACCGCATGGAGATACCTAAGGGGTAACACATTGAGTTTTACCTCTCCAAACACTTCTGGCCAATGCTCAATGACTTCTTTGGGAAGAATTCTTCCCGCAGTCATCACTTAGCTTTTTTGGTCGGAACCAACTCCTCAGCTAATCGGCGCATTGCTGCAGCTTCTTTAGCTAGTTTATCAGCTTGACTGCGATAAAACTTTGCTTGGTCCTCCGGAGTACCTGCTGGAGCAACTACTGGCTCATCAACTTTAGGAGTACTTACTGGGATTTCTTTAACAGCTGCAATTTCTTTAAGACGAGCAGTATCGTTTGAACTAGGCTTGATTGATAAGTCATCAACTGCTACACCACGTTGTTCAGCAATAATTTGATTTAATTCAGAAAGAAGAATTGACACACCCGGAGTAGGCAACATTTCAACTTGATCAGTAGCGACTTTAATTAACCGTCCTCTTGAATGCAAGCTAGGCAACATACGACTACCATCTGGAAATTGTGTGCGATCTAAGGCTTCGGCAAATTCATATGCTTCTTGAGCAGTTGGACTTTCCACTAAATTAATAATAGCATTGTGAAATTGATCATCAAGGCTTTCAGTTGGTATTACTAGACAATAGTATGCGTCACCGGGGAGGGTTCTATAAGCAACAAGTACTTTTTTATTTGTTGCTTTAATTCTACCTACGTGTTTTAATGATTGTGCCATATTAGGCTCCTTGTTTAGATGCTTCTGCTTGTTTAGCAACTTGATCTAAGAATGTTGTTAGCTTGTTGTAGGTATTTCCTACAACCGCCATTTCGTTTGGTTTAAATGCTCCGCGTGAACTAGCAATATCAATAATAACTTTCATTGCGTTAAGATCGTTGATATTAAGTTCAGCCGCGTTTTCTTGTGGTTGTTCTGGTTGTGTTTCTTGATTTTCTACTTTATCAGTCATGGTATCTCCTTAATTAAAGTATGCTATTAATTTATCTCGATTGTAAATGTGGACAGGCGATTGTGAAGAAAGTAAGGTCTTTTTCACTTTCAAAACCAATTCGAGTAGTATACACAATCGTGTTAGTATGATCTAAGGCTAGATCTTGTCCAATATAGTACCTATTATTTAGGTTATTCATTATCCAATGATTAACTAGCTTAATAAATGTAGGAGTATGTTTTTCTATTACTGTATATTTAAAATGAGGTGCGGCAAACTCAACCCTTCGAATATCAAAATAATTTAAAGGATTGGGCTTGCCATTTTTTAAAGCCATTAAGCGTGTTCCTTAACTTCTTCGTAGTATGCGTATTCGCCAAATGGTGGAACAATCGTATCATTACCGTGAATAATGAATACTGTATCACAGTAATTTTCATCACCCCATGAGCTCCAAGGGTAACCGTCTGTAAACATGATAAACTTTTTAGGTTGAATATCATGCTCTTTCATATATTCCCAGTTGGCGTCAAATTCAGTTCCACCACCGCCCATTACTTCGTATTCATCGAACTCGTCCATAGTGTAGCCGTCAAAGTCTTGCTCGTTATACACTTTAGTATCAAAGCACCATACTTTAATTTTAAAGTCTCGGTATTCTTCCATGATACCTTTAATTTCGGTTAGGAAGTCCTTAGCTTGTTCATCACCAATTGAACCAGACATGTCAATAGACACACAGATATCAATTGTTTCTTGAAATTGGGTGCCTGGAAGAATGGCACTCATGTGCCAGCCTTTACGGTTAGGACGCATAAAGCTATAGTCGTTCTTAATAGTGCTTTGAATTTGTTGACGCAAAATTTCACGCCAATTCATCTTTGGCTCAGTAAGCTCTTTGATCATGCGTTGTACGCTCGCAGGGGTATTACCTGCTCCCGCTGCCTGTGCCGCTTGCATTGTTGCTTCGCGAATCTCATCACGGATTTGTTTTAGTTCTTCTTTAGAATATGAAGGTTTACCACTTCCGTCTTTACCATCTTTGTTACCCCAGTCAATATGATCGTCAAGTAATTGACCAAGCGCATCTAAATCTTTCTCATCCATCTCATCAAAAATACGGTCGTACACTTCTTCAGCACCCATACCGTAATATTTTGAATCATGAAAAATTGTAATGCCTTTGATATTGTGATCGCCGATATGGTCTCGAACTAATTGCCCGTTAACGCAATAGTCAGCGGCAATGTTAAAAATTTTACGGTCACGACCTTCGTTTCGACCCATGTGGTCAAACACATTGTGGAGGATTTCGTGAGCAATAACAAATTCAACTTGTTTAATTGACAGCGGTGTAAAAAACTCACGATTAAAGAAGATAGTGCGGCCGTCTGTTGCAGCAGTGCCCATCCACTCTGTACCTTCTTCAATTTTTAAGCGGGTAGCCATGTTACCAAAGAATGGATGGCGTAATAGTAGACCCACTCGGGCTACAATAATTTTGTCAATAATTGGATCAACGTGCGACATTTTTATTCCTTAAAGTTACTTCAGCGGCTTCTTGTGTTGTTTGAAATTTTGATCTACGATCCCATCTGTGATATTGGTAATTACCGAGCTTATCTACAAAATGTAAAAATGCTTGGTATTGAAATTTACCTTCTAACGGATCTCTCCAATGGGGCAACTTAATACCATTATAAATTAAAATGTCCCCTGCGTCAAGTAATACTTCTACAGTACCAGTTGGAGTTTCTAGCCAAAATGGCCAAATCTTTTGATCGTATTTTAATGTTAATGTTATGCTGTACTCACATGCGTATCTATCAGTATGCTTTTGAAGCATTTCATTTGGAGCATACATTCTTGAATAGGTATATGTAGGATGTAATTGTTTACCTGTTAATTCTTCAATTCTTGGTAACCATAATTTTGCCTCGTCATTAAATACTCCGTAAAATGCTGGACTGTTTGGACATAGTCCGTCCGGATCGAGTACAATACCTTTTGCTTGAAATTCGTCAAGCCTTTGTGACAACTCATCACATGTTGCTTTATCAATAAAGTTTCTAACAATTAAGTATTCAAATGACACAGTATAGACCTTTGGTTGCTATATGTATATATTATAACACCGCCCGAAGGCGGTGTCAAATGATGCTACACCAAATTACTTTTCAGTAGCTTGAGCAATAAAGCGACCGTATTTGGCGTGAAATGCGTCAAAACATGCGATCTCATCTGGATCCAATGGCAACTTGTAAGTGCTTAGAGCAACCTTAGTACCCATAATAACCAACTCAGTTTCGAAGTTATTCATCATAAATTCAAAAAAGTTATTAGTCATGTCGTTCCAGTTTTTAACATTCTTATCGCAAGCGTCTTTAAGCTCGTAGCACAGGGATACAGTTAAAGAATACATTGCTGAAATTTCTTTACTATCCATTTTCTTAACTTTGCCGTTCAAAATGTCGCTTGGATTAGGCATTTTGCTAGAGTGTTTACGGTGTGCCATAAACTTAATAGCAAGACCTTCACCGACCGCACCTGAAGTCAAGTCGGTTAATGTGTCTGCGTCAGTGTCGTCGTCATGTAACAACTCGCTTACAAACACCCAACTACGAGGTGTAGCAAACGCACGTGAGCTAGACTTTGGATCAAAGTCGTACAAGTCCTTTTTAGAGAAACTCAAGAAACCAACTACATCCTTGTGGATTTTGTTTTCAGCGGCCCACTCAAGCCAGTCATCGAAATCGTAAGTCATTTCCAAGTGAACAAAACGGTTAGCCAACGGAGCAGGCATACGATAAGTAACACCTTTGTCAGTTTCACGGTTACCGGCAGCAACCATAACAACATTATCTGGAAGTTCATAAGTACCAACACGGCGATTGAGAACTAGCTGATAAGCTGCCGCTTGAACACTAGGAGCGGCACTGTTCATTTCATCCATAAACAGGATAATTTGTTTATGATTTTTGGCAAATTCTTTGCTAGGCAGTTCGCCTGGCGGAGCCCAAACCATTGTATTAGAGTTTGAGTCAAAATATGGAATACCTTTAATATCAGTAGGCTCCCAAAGGCTCAAACGTACATCAATTACGTGAGCATCAAGCTCTAATCCTAGTTGTTTAATAACATCGGACTTACCAATTCCTGGAGGACCCCATAGGAAAATTGGGCGTTGATTTTTAAATGCTTTGCGCAAAGATTTTTTTGCGCTCTTAGGGCCTACTGTGCGGCTGACAATTTCTTTTCCTGCCATTTTATTTCCTTAAAGTTACGGGGTTAAAATTTACTGTATGTAGCTATTATACAGCTACCCTAAGGAAGTGTCAAGCGTTATTTTCAGAATTTATTTCTTTTTGTCGCTCATTCATTGCTTTAATCAATCCAAACTTTCTTATGTCGTCGGAAAACAACATTAGCTCAAAAGACTTTTTTTCCGAAAAAACAGTAATGCTTTGGTTAGTTAACAAGTACGGACAGTCAATATATCTTTCCAAAAAGATAATTGTTTGGGGACTAAGCTCAATTGGTTCAGTAAATGGAATTTCATATTCTTTTAATTCCAACTCACCTGTCAAAAACATATAACCTTCTTCACTAAGCCGAAAGGCAGTTTGCTTGTTTACTCGATTTGATTGCCACCATTTGTGTGAATAAAGATTCACATTAGTTTCATCTACACTCTTACCCCACTGTTGTAGAAATATTTTGGTTAGCAAATCTCTAGTTATCATTTTACAATAGTGCCAGACGTTAATTTAACAACTTGGAAATCTTCAGTACCAAATGTTAGATTTAATTTCTTAGCAAGATTAACGGCATGGCCAGGATTAGAGAAGCTGGTCTTTTTATACTTAGGTCCTGGATAACTTGTAAGACTGTTAAAGCTCTTTAAATTAAAAGGCTCGTTTTTATAAAAGACAGCCCAAATGGCCTCAGCTTCTAAAACTTGTTCAGCTTTATAAGTTTTTTTGTTTGTGTACTCTAAAAGTACTCTAGGTTTTGGTCGACTCATTATATGCGTACCTCAGTAATATACGCATATATTTATCCTTATTTAGGCAGTTCGAACCCACCGCCGTCCATTTGAACTGATACAACTTCAGTGTCTACACTACGTTTAAGTGTATTAAACATAGTTTCGTAGTCCTGATTTAACTTATCAGTACATTCAAGTAGTGCTAAACTAAGCATTCTAGCCTGTTGTAAAGACATTTTAACTTCTTTACTTTGAGCTTGTTCAGCACTTCTAACCTGTTGTACAAATTGTGTAATAGGACTTAAATTAATCTGATTTTGCATTTGACAGTACCTGTTTCATTTCGATCTCTGATTTAAATGGACCTTTGTACGGGTAACGTTCAACAGTAATTGCTTTTGGGCAAAAACTCTTTACCCAACCCTTGTCAAATTTGATTACATAATAACCCGCACAATACAAACTCTTACTAGCATTTGATTTAGTAAACAGTGGTAGTTTGCGTCTTACATCATACATATTATTATATGGAGTACAACTTGTTGGATACCCGTGACATTCGTGTGGAGCAGAATGAGTTACTTTAACTTTGGTACTAGTTAAGAAGAATTGTTCTCCAAACTGTTTAGTTAGATCTTGTTTTTTATTAAACATGACCTCACCTTTGGTGCTACTCAATACAAATTTATTGTTTTCTTTTTTATGTAGGGTGGCAATTTTAGAACCGTCTTGTTCGACGATCCAAAACTTTCCATCTACGATTGGTTTTGCGTGTATCTCTGTCATTATTCGTTCTCTGGTTTTGGAAATGCTTCACTAAACGGCCAGCTAGTGCTTGGATTAGGCCGCACCTTTAATTTTACATTTTCTTCAATTACTGTGCCGTCGTCTTCGCACAAGCTGATTTGAAACGGCCCGATGATTTCTAAGTAATCATCTTCGACTTGCCAGTCATGGGTGCCGTCAAAGAGCCATGCCGCTCCGCCCATGTCTGGAACATTGTCATCGTCCGGATCGCCGTCATAGTAACAAGATTTGATAAACTCTTGCGCTTTGTCGTCTAAGTCATCACTAAATTCCCAATCGATAGCACAGCTATCATCAAGTTCTGAACCCCACCCGCAGTCATTTTTAGCATAGGCTGTAGCATCGCCTTCCCATGGCAAATTACAATCCATGTCCGCTTCAATAAAACCTTGCCCCCATCGGTAAGTTTCACTCATATTGAACCAGCTAGTAGATCCGTCTTTATTTTCACGGAACATTTCTACGTGCCAAACAATACTTTTCTTTTCAAGAGGTTTAACAAGGTATACTGTTGACATATCAATTATCCAAGTCCATTGCGTTGTATTCTCTAACCACATCAAGAACTTCGGCTTCTGTATTACATACAATTTTACAGTTCTTCCATTCGTTGTCGCTATCACGCCCGCCAACTTCTACCATCCAACCGTTGTCGTAACGATTGATAGTAATTGATTCGTTTACTTTTGCTAGCTTAGTTAGTTTTGCCATCTTTATTTCTCCTAAAAAATTTGAATAAATTATAAAATCTTGTTTTATACGGATCGTTTAAAATCTCATCTACTATACTTGTCAGATGTGGACATCGTCCTTGTTTCCAAGTACAGTCTGGTTTAATTTCTTTGTAACAAATAGCACATTTTTGTTTCATTTGCTTTCCTCTGTAAGTTTACGCCACGTAACTGCTTGTTCGGAAAATCTTGCCTGGAATGGTTCCGCATATGATTGTATATTATCGGCAATCTTTTTCATATCGTAACTATTACAGAACTTTAGCATACGTATACCTACTTGAGTAATATCTTTAGGAACAGCATACGTATCAATAGTTTCTTTAATTAATGCTTTAATGTTATCTGGTTGTGCTGTTAAATCACATAACTGTACGTTACGTTGATAGTCCTCTAGTACACGATGTTCGATACCGTTATGATCAACCCAACGTTGCAACATGAGATTGTTCCAATTGAAGCCTTTACTTTTACGATCTTCAAATGCTTCAGTTAACCCGACTTTGTTTTTAGTACCTTTAACACGTACACCGGGATACGCTGAAAAGACGTTATCGCTAGTGTCGCCGCGCATACATTTTTCAAATAGTAGCCATTCAGGGTGTACTGTTTTAGGCTCACCAGTTTTTTTATCTTTAACAGGTTTACCTTTTTTATCAAAGATACCGTTAATTGTATGTGTTTCTTCAGCAACCCCGTTGTACTGTTTTACATTACTTGACAGTAATTGATAAAAGTCTCTATCTGTGCTGATAATAACATGCTCAGCCATAGGATGGGCTTGTATAAACCCTGCGATTAAATCGTCAGCCTCAAGTTGATTATGTTGAAGTACAGTACAGTTAGTCTTTTCTTCAATGAATTTTTTGAACTCATCAAATGCTTCCCAGAAGATCTTTTCTTCTTCTGCTTCTTTTACTGTATGTGCGGCACGAGCTTCTGCTCGATTAGCTTTGTACGGAGCATAGAAATCTTTACGCCAGCTACGACCTTCGAGACAGAATACTACATGAGTACCCCCAAAGTCTTGCCAGGCTTTCTTGATACTGTTAAAGGTAATGTGAAAAGCCATGCCAAGTTTAATCTCAGCATTGCCTTGTACTACGTGTCTAGCACGAAAAAATGTGTTAGCAGTATCAACTAAAATATATGTCATTCTATTTGTGCTCTATTGTTACCAATTCTTGTTACATTAACATAACCGGCAGTTCTATCTTTAGCTTCCATGCCTTCGCCTTGAATCATAGAACTATACAAATCTCTAAACCACCGATCAACAATTTGTTCATCTGGATCACCGTCGAAACCGTAACCAGCTTGTTTCAATTGTACTATAAACAAGTCATTCCAGTCAAGTTCAAAAAAGCCATTTCTTGGGTTATCTTTATTAACTTTAGTGTCTAACACACTAACCCAAGGTTCGCCTTTAGCAGTAGCACGTTCTTTTGGATCTAATTTAGCAATGCGTTCTTCTTCTTCAGCTTTGGCTTTTTCTTTTTGTGAGTTAGCCAACTCTAATTCTGCCGCCATTTTTGCCGCCACTGCTTCGGCTGTTGCTTGTTCAATTTTGTCAATACCGAACATCTTTTTAATAAACTGTCTCATTAAGTTCCCCACTCATTTTTAAATAATGGCACTTGTAATCGGTCACTATAACGTAATCCGTTTTTCATAGCCAAAATTGCTACATTTTTATTATTCATTGCGTACACACTTTCTACTCCACCCACTGGCATTAGATAAACGTGTCCTTTAAATCCTGCTTGGCGATATTGGATAATAGCGCATTGGGCATCGTTAAAGTCTTGTTCAGTGGCAATAACAAATTTCAAATATGCTGTACCGACTTTTTCGTATTCACAAACTACTTCCGGTAGAATCGCTTCATCCCACTTTTCTCCGCTACATGGAAGTTTAGCACTCACACTAAATGTAATCTCTCTATCCCATGTTTCGTCTGTCCAATCGCTTAAATATTTTTTAAACTCTTCAGTTAGTTTTTGAGTACCACTTGTTTCAAATGTGATCTCTTTCAAACCTGC